CGGAGGCAAATGCGACGAAGATGATCAATTTTGAGTCGTAAAGAACGACTCTTATAGTTGATCGGGACAGGTCGTCAGCGGTTTGGAATCACCCTCAAGTCTGAAAGGACTCAAGTGATGAAAAGCCAATCTGATAACCTCTTCCATATCGTTGACGGAATCTGTAAAGATATCCGTCAGGCATACCCAACCCTAAAGGGATTGGATCTCGATTTAGAGAGACTCTCCCTTCTCGTATCGAATCGAGGTCTAGGGTGCTTTACCCTAGACCTTCCACGTCGCGATGCCGATCTAATCGATGGGCTCGAGACTGGTCTCCTTCGCTCTTATGGTACTAAGAAGTACTCTAAGAGGTATCCAGTGCCGCGTTTGTTTGCGGGACTGTATATGAGAATCTTCGATCGAGAATTGTGTCTTAGGTCTGATGCTGACGTTAACGCTATTATGTTCCTTAGGCAGATATTCTGCTTAGGGAAAAAGATAGAGATTCCTTGTAGCAAGGAGCGTGAGCTCTTAGCTATAAAGGAGTACGTTAATGTCGAAGATCAGATGGTCAAACCTACCCTGGTATGGGAAGGTGATCACCTGGATTATCATAATGCGAACACTCGTGTTCATCTTACTGATAATCCTAATCCTGTCCTCCCGCTTTACCCCGAACATAATATCGGACGTACGGCAAGAGAGCAGCTCCTTCTTCAAAGATGTCAGCGCTTCGCTGATTTCTTGGCTGAGGAGCTCGGAACGTTCTGTCCTGATTGTGTCATAGACACTAACAGGGAAGAACACCGAGGACTGGGCCTAAGGCATGGACCTGGTGCAGTGGCCGAACGTAGTGGACGGTTCTATGATAAGTTCCGCTTCACTTCGTGGTCGTCCAAGCTTCAATCCATGTATCCGTGGGAAACCACGGGTAAGATGCTTCTTGATGAAAGGGTTAGACCCCCTAATCATGAAGTACCTGCGCGTTTGATTTGTGTTCCTAAGACCGCAAAAGGTCCTAGGATCATTGCTGCGGAACCTAGTGAGCATATGTTCACTCAGAATCTGTTAGCAAGCTGGCTCGTAAGGCGAATCTCTGAGACTGAGTTGTCTCAATTTATCGACTTCCGTGATCAGACCAAATCTGGGCGCCTTGTATTGCAGGCT